TGAGGCTTGATTTCGCGACAAAGCGCGTAGCTCCTGGATAGGCTTCTACGCGCTTGATCGCGCAATTCAGCGCAATCGGAGGTACCAGATGGACGTGAAATTTACAGTGATCGAATCGTGGCGTGACTCGGACGGGGCTTTGGTCGAAAACGGAACGTGCGACGATCCGTCAATCGACGTTACCGAGTACGACGATATCGGCGATCGATTCGCTTGGCTTGGGCTCGCCGCGGATCTGATTGCCGAATACCCAGATTCCGCGACCCTCAATCGAGCGAGCGAACATCCGCGATGGTACACCTACGAGCATGCGGGTTATCGCGAATGCATCGAAAAAGGCTGGTGCCGCGAAACCTGCGTCGCGATCGAAGGGCTCCCCTCCGGCGACTGGCAGATCGCCCGAGCGGGTGTTACGCCCGAATGTGGCTGGGATGACGCCAACCTACTCCGCGTCGACTTCTGCGCGCCGTAGCGGTACGGACCCGACTACATCGAGATCGTCACGGTGCTACATGCTACCGGTAAGATCGATCGGCGAGGGTGCGAGGAAATCGCACTCGCGATCTACGCGAACGGCGCGCTCGTCGTACAAGGCGACGGCTTCTACCCATCGCCTATGGATGCGACTGATTCACCCGAATCAACACGGGCGATCTGGTCGTTTCTCCAATACTACGCCGAGGAACAACCGGAGGATTCGGCCATCGTGGGCTTGGAGTGGCTGGCCGAAAACGAGAATCTCGTGACGGCGGTGTGGTGCGAGTACGACGGCCAGGGCGATCAGTGATCGTTGATACGATGTTAGGGATTGGCGCCATGTATGTGCTGTGGATCGCACTTACGTGGCAAGAGCATTATACGAGGACACTCAAAAGGAGGTTGGTGATGCAAGGACAGTGGACTGAGATCAATTCGCAAGGATCACGCAGCAAAGCTCTCGTACTGGCGGACGCATATGCATGCGCACGCGGCGAGTATCAGCGGGGCATCATACTAGGCGAGCACAACCTGAGCGGGAGCTCACTCGGCGGCCGTGCGCGACAGTTCGGCAAGCAGTACAAGCGGAGTCGGGAGGGTCTACTCGCTAGACTAGAGATCCATGGCATCGCTATTAGCGAGCGCACAGGAGAGCACGGAAAAAGAATCCTCGTGCTAGGCACACCGAGGAGATCGAGGAAATCGAGCATGTAGAAAAAATCTGTGTGGCACGCCGCCTGGAAATGGGCTCCCCTGCATGCCACACCACACCAGTGCGCTCTAACTCACTGAAAAATAAGCAGAATCACGCCTTTTGGCCGTCGAGCGCGTTTTTTTCAACGATTTCGCGGGTTTAGGGGGTCCCTCGAGCGTATGGGGCGCCAAGCAACCAGATCGATTCTTATTTTTATTTTTCTCTTGACACGCATTTTTATTTTTCTCCAAAATCCAGGTTTTTTGCGACCCTGGCTACCGCTCGAGACCCTTGTCCCACCTCACCCACACAGTCTACCAGACCATGCGAGCAGGTCCATTTTTATTTTCCTCGCGCAGCAGAATTTTTGTACTGCCGCTAATTCTCTCAGACCAAATTTTTTTCTCTCGAACCGGACTCGACCGCCCACCCCTCCGGTTCCCACCATGGAGACCCTATGTCGAAGCTGTCCAAATACGACGCCGACGAGCTCGCCAAAGTGCGCGCCCAGAAAGCGGAAATGATGACGGCGCTTTACGGCGAGACCGCCCTCGCCGAGTTGAACGAGGCCGACTTGTCGCGTCTCGCCGCCGAAGTCGAAATCGAATGCACGCTGGAGGGCTTCCCCTACCACGACCTTGACGGCATCCTCGTCTTCATAGGCGAGTGCGGGCGCATCTCGACGAGCCTTCAGGCGATGGGGTGCTCGAACGGGCAATACTACTCCCTGCTCTTGGAGGCCAAGCACGGCGACGCTCGCGCAATGTCCGCCGTCCGCGCCATCCTCCAGATGCAAGCGATGTTCGAAATCGACATCATCAAAGGCGTTCGACTCGACTCCCGCGGCGACGTCAAGATCATGGAAAAGATCTTTCCCGACAACTGGAGGAGGGCTACGCAGGACGTCGCAAGCAAGATCACCGACCAATCCGCCCACGACCAACCAGCCATCACCACCGCCACCGCGGTCGTACAGGTCAAGATGCCGGACAACAACCGAGGGACACCCGCGACGGCCGGCGAGGCGGGAGACGGCTACACCATCGAAATCATCGCGAAGCCCGCCCCGCCCCTCGTGGGGCTCAAAGGGACGCCCGAGCCCCTCAACGAGCCCCTCAACGAGCCCGAGCGCGCCAAATGAACTCGACCGCCGTACTCGACATCCTCCTCGGATTCGTCATCGCGCTCGCGATCTACGTCGTATTCGCGGGAGCAATCCAAGTCCTTTACCAAGCCGCCGCCTTCGTGTGGCGCAGGAGCCGCCGTGAATGATTGGCCCGAAGACGCACCACCCTTCTTGGAGCTGTGGCTCATCTGGCGACAGGACGGCGAGCGTGGCGTGTCCGCGTATCTCGAAGGCTCGACGGGCGGCAAGCTCCGCGCCGGGAGCCTCGAGAACGAGATCTTGACCGAGCTCCTCGTCGAGCTCCTCGACATCGCGCCTATTGAATTCGAGGTCGAAGGCGAATGCGCGGTTGCCGGGCTCGGGCCGGGCATCGCCGCGACACCTGTCGGATGGGACTCCGAAGACGGCGAGGACTTCACCGCCGCGATGTTCTTTGCCGCAACCCGCCCCGGTGTCGTCGGGCCGGAGGAGGACTGACGTGGCCAAAGCCGCCCCCATGTCGCGCACGAAGCGTAACCTCGTCCTCCAGCCTCAGAAGGGGCCGCAGACGGCGTTCCTCTCGAGCGAGGCGGCTATCGTCGTCTACGGCGGCGGCGCGGGCGGCGGCAAGTCGTGGGGCCTACTCTTCGAGGCGCTGCGCCACGTCAACAACCCGTACTTCCGCTGCGTCATGTTTCGGCGGACGTACAAGGAAATCAAGCAGCAGGGCGGGTTGTGGGATGCGTCCATCGAGATGTACTCCGACTTCGGCGCCAAGTCCAAAGAGACCGAGCTGCTGTGGACGTTCCCGTCGGGCGCGAAAGTCCAGATGTCGCACATGCAGCACGACAAGGACCGAAAGACGTGGCAAGGCGCCGAAGTCGACCTCGTCGGCTGGGATGAGCTGACACACTTCTCAAGCAAGCAGTTCTTTTACTTGTTCTCGCGTATGCGCAACCCGTACTCCGGTATCGACACGTACTGCCGGGCGACGACGAACCCCGACTCGGCGAGCTGGGTCAAGGATTTCATCGCGCCCTGGGTCGACGCGGACTGGCGTGAAGAGGAGCGCGAAAACGCGGGCTTCGAAGGCCGCCGCTCGAGACTGCCGGAGTCAGGCGAGATCTTGTACTTCCGGCGAATCGAGGGCGTAGAAGGCGCCGACGACTCTTTCGAGTACGCGTGGCCCGACGAGCTCACCAACGAGCAGAAAGCTAAGGGCTCCGACTTCAAAACCCTCACGTTCATCAAAAGCCTCGTGTACGACAACAAGATCCTCATGGAGAAGGATCCGACGTACGAGGGCAACCTCAAGCTCCTGAGCTTCGTCGAGCGCGAGCGGCTCCTGGGCGGCAACTGGGATGTCGAGGAGGGCGACACGATGTTCAACACGTCGAAGTTCACGCTCATCCACGACAAGGACATCCCGTGGGAGCACCTCACGAACTTCACGAGGTACTGGGATATGGCGTCGACCGGCGAAGACGACGACTGGTACGACAGGGCGTGCTACACCGCCGGAGTCCTCGCGGCGCAGGACCGGCGCACGAAGGTCGTCTACTATCTCGACGTCTACCGAAAGAAGCGTAAGCCGACGGATCTGCACCGGGACGTACTGGACCTCGCCGAGATCGACCGAGAGCTCGTCTGGTCGCTACCGTGCAAAGCTAGCGACGTCGACATCTGGATGGAGCAGGAGCCGGGCTCGTCAGGCGTGGACTCGATTGCGGGGTACTCCAAAGACCTGCTGGGGTACCCGTTCAAAGGCGATCGCGTCACCGGCGACAAGATCACTCGAGCGAAGCCTCTCGCGACCGGGGCGGATTCAGGATTCGTGCGCGTGAGGGCCGGATGTCCGTGGACGAAGGATTTCATCCGAGAAATTCGCAGTTACCCGATTGGAAAGACGCTAGACCAGGTGGACGCCGCTGCGGGCGCGTTCACCAAAATTAGTCTCAAAAAAGGATTCGCCTTTGCTTGAGCGACTCAAAAGCTGGTTCACGAAATCGAACATCGGTCAAGTGATCGGTCGTTCGTTCGCGGGTGGCATCGTCCGCCGCTACGGCTCGTTCCAACGCCGCGGAGTTCGCGAGGCGCTCGACTCCTACAGCGCCAATCCGTGGATCTACGCCGCCGCAGGCCGCTTCGCTCGCGATGTCGGCTGCACCACCTGGCGCGTCTACCGCTCACTCGGCCCGAAGGCGAAGTTCGGAGCCCCGGCGACGTACGCTCAGAAAATGCACGCGCTTGAGGGACACCAGTGCCGAAACCTCCAGCAGCTGCTCGAGAACAAGCAAATTGAGGAAATCGAACACCCCGTACTGGACCTGCTCGCAGCGCCGAACCCGCTCCTGGGCGGCATCCAGCAAATGATGATGGTCATGGCGCAACTCGCGACGGCCGGCGAGTCGTTCCTGTACGTCGTGCTCGGTACGGACTCCAAGCAACCCGTTGAGCTGTGGAACATCCCGCCGCACTGGGTGATCGGCACGCCGACGCTCAAAGACCCGACGTTCACGATCGCGCACCACATGTTCAACGAGAAGATCCCGGCGGCGCAGATCGTCTGGATCAAAGACCCAGACCCCGCCGATCCGTACTCTCGAGGCGTCGGCCCGGCCCGGTCGCTCGCGCACGAGATCGACATCGACGAAGAGGCGTCCGACCACATCCTGTCGTTTTTTCAGCGCGGCGGCATGCCGGACATGATGATCGGTATCGAGGACGCAGGGCAAGAGGCGGTCGAGGAAGCGAAGCAAAAGTTCCTGGAAGAGAACGCCGGCTCGAGGCGCGGGCATAACGTCTGGTTCTACAGCGGCAAGCTGACGCATCACGCGCTCGCGCCGACGTTCAAAGAATCCCAGATGCTCGAGCTCCGAAAGCACAATCGCGACACGACGATTCAAGTGTTCGGGATGCCGCCCGAGCAGCTTGGAGTCATCGAGAACTCGAACCGCTCAACCATCGACGTCGCCGACTACATGTACACCAAGCGAGGGCTCCTACCGTGGCTCCGGCTCATCACTGAGGCGATCTCGACGCAGCTCCTCCCCCTGTACGTGACGGGGAACATGCTCATCTTCTCCTACGACTCGCCGGTCCCGGAGGACGCAGAGTTCATCGCCTCAGTGATGTCGGCGGCGCCGGACAACTTCACCATCAACGAGTGGCGACTCCTCGCTGGACGCCCACCGCTCCCCGGCACCAAAGGCGACGAGCTCTACGTCCCGATCACGTACAACTCATCGGAGAACGGCGAGGGAACAGACAAGCCCAAGGACAAGTCTCCCAAGGACAAGACAGGTCTCGTCGAGGCCGCTGAGAGGATTTTCCGTGCTGTTTAAACTCGCAACCCGCAAAGACCTCGAAGCCGGCTCCACACTCTACATGGGCGCAGCAGGCGTCACGAAAGATCTCAGTCTCGAAGACGAGATCGCGAAGTTGTGGGGTCCGCCTGAGCGCGTCGAGAAAGCTACGGAAGCCTTCGAAGTGATTCGCGCGTCCGCCGCCGAGATGCGAGCGGAAGGCCGCACCGTCAAGACGTACATCATCTCCGACGAGACGGTCGACCGACACGGCGACATCGTCTACTAGAAAGGGCTTTCGACGAAAGACCATAACGGCGCGGTCCTGCTCAACCACGTCGCGTACGGTTCGGCGGGACTTCCTGTAGCGGAGGCGTTGAAGTCCTGGCGCAGCGGCACGACGACAAAGTCCCTCGCGGCGTTCGCACACAAAGACGTCTACCCGTTTGGAGCCATGATCGGCGAGATGGTCAAAGCCGGGCTCATCAAAGGCGCATCCATCGGGTTCATCCCGAAAGAGTACAACTACGACGAGAGTCGAAAGAACCACTGGGGCGGCGTCGGAGTCAACTTCACGAAAGTGGAGATGACGGAATGGTCCGTAACCCCCATCGGATCTAACCGCTCGGCTATGGTACTCCTTGCGAGCCCCGCGGCCGAAGCGAAGGTGCTCGGGATCGACACCGAGCCTTTCGTTCAGGCAGTCGAGGAGGCGCTCGACACAAAGAGCGCCGACGACGACTTTGACCTGACATTTGAGCTTGAAAAAATCTGGGCGGAGGCGCTCGGGAAAAAAATCCACCAGTCTGCGGAAATTTCAGCCACAGACGACGAGTCGTCTTATACGACGAACATCGAAACCGCTAAGAGGATTTTCGGTCATGCCAGTTGACGCCAAAGTAACGAACCCCGACGGAACCGAAGGTGCTGTGAAGCTCCCGGTTGACGAGATCAACGCGAAGTCCGTCGCGTAGGCCATGAAGCACGTGATGCCCATGGTTCGTGAACACGGAACCGCCATTGGCGAGTCCATCGCAGACCAGATGGAGAAGTCGCTCGAGGCGCTCGCGAAAGCCGTCGAAGAGGGCCGATCGATCAACGACAAGCCCGCCCGCGCCGAGAGCTTCGCGACCGACGGCGACGTCATCCTCAGCGGAGCCGAGCAGAAGTCGGCAGCCGAGTTGGTGTTCAAGGCGTACGGCAAAAAGAACGGCGGCGGCACGCAGGAAGGCGCCCTCCGCTGGCTCAAAGCCAACGCGAAAAACCAAGGCTACAGCGCGAAGATCGTCGACACGATCGAGCGCTCCGTCCTCTCGGAGAACGTCTCCGACGAAGGCGGCCTCTTCGTCCCCGAAGTCATGCGCGACCGCATTCGCGTGCTTCGCGATGAGGCGTCGGTTGTTCGTCGACTCGCCCCCGCGGCGACTCGCCTGAGCGGCGCGATGCGTATCCCGAAGGAAGCGTCCCGCGCGACGGCCTTCTGGGAAGACGAGAGCGAAGACCTCGCGATTAGCAACTTCAAGCACGCCTCGGACACGGTCTCGCTGCGAAAGCTGACGTGCCTGGTTGTGGCTTCGAACGAGCTCCTCAAAGACGCGACGAACTTCGGTTCCCGCATCGAGCTGCACATGCGCCGCGCGTACAGCCGAGCCCTCGAGCCGGCCTACCTCCGCGGTGACGGAACGGAATCGAGCATCGTCGGTATCAACTCGATCCTGACGAACAACGCTCCCTCATCCCACATCTTCGACCGCACGACGGACGGCTCCGGCAATGCCACCGTCCAGTCGCTGTTCAACGACCTGCTCCTGTGCAAGCAGCGAGTCAAGGAAGCTGACCACGACCCGGCAGCAGGCATGGGCGACGCATACATCTTCAACGCGACGATCGAGGGCGGAATCCTCAAGTTTCTCACGAGCGATTACCACTTCCAGATCTTCGCCGCGGAGATGCAGGCGGGCAGGCTCCTGGGGTCCGACACGGGCGTCACGAACCACATGCCGAACGACCTCAACACCGATGAGTCTCAGGTCTTCTACGTGATCAAGGATTACCTCAACATCTACGAGGCCGAAGACACTGAGATGGACTCGTCCCGCGAAGCGTCGTACAAAAACGCCGCAGGCGCACTCAAGTCGTGCTTCTCCCTCGACCAGACGGCGTACCGCCTGATTGGTCGCGAGGGATTCGACTACGAGTATTCTGACGGTGGTTGCATCATCGGCGGAATCGACAACTGGAACCCGGCCCTCGCGGCCTAATAGGAGCCCGTTGACGGGCAACTGAGAATAGGAAAAGAGACCATGTTCCCACTCCGCGACGCAAGCGCAGTCAAAGAAACCCTCGAAGGGTTCAAATCCCAGTCGGTCGCGACCGCTGTCTTGACGGCAGCCGTTGACCGCGCCGCCTGGGGCAAAGGCCAGCTCCTCGAGCACATCGAGCTCGTCGCCGCCGCGACGATCACGACCGCTTCGGGCGCAGCCGACGACGAAGTCAATGTCACGCTCGAGATCTACGAGTGCGACACCGTTGACGGCACGTACACGCAGTACGCCCGCAGCACCGTCGACGTCGAGAAGGTGTTCGCAGTCGTCGTCGACGACAACGACGCCGCGCACACCGGCGTGTTCGTTCTCCCGGCCGATCTCGTCCAGGCGAAACAGTTCATCAAAGGACGCGTCACGGTTGTCGCAGGTACCGGAGCGCCGACTGTTAGCGCCGCCGTCGCGACGGCGGTCCTCAACGTCTTCCCCGGCAACGGACAACCGACCGACAACTACTCGAATCTCGGGTACTCGAACGTCACGATCACGCCTCCGTAAGCCGCGCCTAGGACTCAAGGACGATCATGGCCCGCAAGTTCATCAAATTCACCAAGTCGCATGCGCCGTACCTCGTTGGCGAGGTAAGCGCCATGCAAGAGCACAAAGCGAACGTCTACCTCCGGGGAGGCGTCGCTCGTCTCATGCCTCTCGACGAGTGCAACGAGTGGCTCGCGGAGAACGGCAGGCCGTCGATCTTCGCGATGATCGAGAACGGCGAGGTGCTCACGCCTGAGAGAACGAAGAAGATCCCCGTCGAGCAACCCGGCGCGATCGAGAGCTTCTTCAACGGAGAAGACGATGGACCCGAATCGATTGACGAGGATGCTCCCGACGACGCCGAATCGGACACTCCCGACGAGGATGATTCGAGCGATGCCGAGCCCTCCGACGCTCCCGACGCCGAAGCCGAAGCCGACTGGTCTCCCCTCCGAGTAGCGGCGCGCGACGCCGGGATTTCATCCTGGCACCTCAAGACCGAAGAGCGACTCACCAAAGAGCTCGCGGAACTTGGCGAGGAAGAGTAAGGACTGATCCAACCTACCGCGGGGTTTCCTACGTAGGAAATACGAGGAAACTCCGACATGGCTGAAACACCCAAAGCAACCAGCTACCTGGATATCGCTCGAGTGCGCACCGCGCTCGGGCTTTCCGACGTTACGGCGGACAACGAGCTCGCGTCCGCGCTGATCGATAGCGTGTCGAGCTTCATCGACATCTACTGCAATCGAACCTTCTACTACGAAGAAGGGATCATCGAGAAGTGGAAGTTCCCGACCGTCACCGGCCGCTGGCTCCTGGGGCGGACGCCCGTCGCAGAAGTCACGGAGATCTACGACCTCGTCGACGAAGTCGCACTCGTCGAAGACACCGACTACATCCTCGAGGACGCTGAGCGCGGGCATGTCTACTTCCTGACGACGTGGGCGAACAGCGCAGCCCGGCACGCAGGGATTTCGCAGAACGTCAATTTGATGACGATGCGACGACGGTACCGCGTGACCTACAACGGAGGCTTCGAGACCCTCAACCAGTCAGGGACGGCCGCGGTCTCGACGGTTCCTGACGCGATCGTCCAGGCAGGCATGATGCTCGTCGCGGCGGCGTACGGCAATGAAGGCGAGAACCCGGAAGTCCAACGAGAACACCTGCTCGAGACGAGTGTTTGGTACAACGTTGGCGTGTCGCAGAAGCGCGTCGACCTGTATCTGCGACCATGGAAAAGGCTCGCGTCAGCATGAAACGCAACCCGAAATGGTACAAGCGGACGTGTACGGTCGAGGAACAGACCGGCGTCGACGACTTTGGCATCCCTACGTGGGGGAACCGGCAGACGCCTAAGTACGCGATCACGCCGCACATGTCGATCAAGACCATGTGGCAGCGCAAAGAGAAAGACGTCTTCACGAAAGTCTCGCTGACTGTGGAGCTCGACCCGGAGAAGATCTACCGTATCTGGCTCCAAGGTGCGAACACAGCGGAAGCCGACGAAGCCCGGCAGCCGGATTTGATTCGCCCGGTCTACGATCACGCGGACACGTTCGTCCACACCGTGGCGCAGTTCTAATGGCCAGAAACCCCGGACGGTGGGAACGCGGGCTCAAGTTGAAGCTCGCGCGACGACACGAGGCGAAGTTTCGGCGCCAGCAACATTTGATCCAGAATCTCGCGATCTCGGCTGCGATGCGCTCCGCGTACGACAAAGCGTATGAGATTGTGGAACTCGCCCGCCAGTACGCCCCGTTCGACACGGGGTACCTCCGCTCGACTGCGTTCGTGCGAACCCCGAAGCGCAAAGGCGCGAAAGAATTCAAGGTCGACTTCGGCTTCCGGGCGCACTACGCAGCGGCGCAGGAAGCGAAGCGCGGCTACATGGCGGCGGCTATTGGCGAAGAGGCGAGCTTCATCGACAGCGCGACGATCAAAGCGAACCGACAAGTCGTCGCGAGCATCCCTTTCGTCTACATCAGGATCTGATCATGGGGCAGTACGCAGACGCAGTTGTAGCGAAGCTCGAGACGGACGCCGTTGGAACACTCGGGACGGACATGTTCAAAGGCCCCGAGCGCCCGGTCTCGGTCGGCATCCCGGCGACGGCGATCTTCGTCTTCGAGAGCGGAGGCTTTCGCCCGCGCCCGAGTCTGGGGCGCATCAAAGAGTTCCGCCGCATCTGGGTGGAGGTGAAGGTGCGGGCAGGGCATGACGACTTCGAATCAGGCGACGCCCTCATCGACGCGGTCTACGAGAGCCTTCACCTGGTGGATAGCGCCGACGCCGACTTCGCGAGTATCTCAGGATTCGTGTGGCTCAAAGCGCTCGAGTCCAAAGCGTCATTTCTCCAGGAGAACAAAGACGACTACCCGATCTGGACGCTGCGATTCGAAATCGGCGCAGAAAAATCCATCGCGAGCTGAGGAATCGCGAACGCACTCGCCCAGTTCCCTTGACGTGGACCACCTTGGAGATCACCGATGACAGAACTCGCAGGACATGAAGTTGGCATCTACCTGCTCGATACCGTCGATACCGCCAGTGCGCCCGCGAACCTCGCGGCGTACACCGGCGAGACGGGTGGAGTCGACAACTTCTCTTTCTCGACGACTCGAGACTCGCTCGACAAGACGGACTTCAAAAACACCGAGGGTTGCCGCAAGCGATTCATGGGTCTCAAGGACGGCACGATTTCTGTGTCCGGCTGGTTCGACCCCGACGACACTGCGCTCGCCGAAATTCGTGCGACGCACGAAGGCGCTTCGAACGCGGTGCTGTGGATCAACATCCTCTTCTCCGCCGCATTCGCGCGACACTGCAAATGCGTCGTGCCGAGCGCCGAGATCACGGGCTCATTCGATGGGCGCGTCGAGTTCTCCGCCGAACTCGAGA